ATCATGCGACTGTATTATATAGTACATCGGCTGTAAAAGATTGGATGTCTGTAGATATAAAATACAAAGAATACATAGATGATTTAGCGAATGAAATAAAGTTTTATGTAGATTACGAACAGTATCAACTAGATGAATGTAATAAGTATAAAAAAGGAATCGTAAAACACATTTATAGAGATGAGGATTTAGATTTTTTAATACAATATTCTGAAATTACAAAAAAACTATACGAAAACAAAGACTTAATTGGTAACTTGGCAGATACAATCAATGAGTTAGTAACAAACAAACTAAACAATGAAGGGATACATCAAACTACACAGGAGGATTCTAGATTGGGAATGGTACAAGGACTCTAATACAAAAATAATATTCATACATTTATTGTTAAACGCTTGTTACGACAACTGTCGTTTCATGGGTCAATCTGTTTCTAAAGGGGAATATATTACCTCGTTGAATAGAATTTCTAAAGATCTAAACATACCTATTAGACAGGTCAGAACAGCAATAAAAAGACTTAAAGATACAGGAGAAATAGACACGCAAACGACAAACAAGTACACTAAGGTAACTATCTGTAACTATGAGGGTTATCAAGTAGAGGAGCGTAAGACTGTTAAAAAAGCGACACGCAAGCGACAAACAGTAGACAAGCCAGCGACAAACATAAATAAGAATATAATAAAGAAAGAAGATAATAATAATAAATATTTATCTACTTGCTTGGAAAATTCTTCATGGATGGAGGTTGTTTGTATGCAAAACTCTGTTGGACTAGAATCTTTAAGCAAGGCTTTAGATTCATTTCACAATCATTTGATTATGACAGACGAAATAAAATCATCTGTAAAAGATTATAAATCACATTTTGTTAATTGGTTTAAATACAATAAACAAGATGCAATTAAAAACTCTGGAAGCTACAAATGGAAATGGAAAGGTCAGAGTACAAAATCGGGTACAAAAACTGAATTAGAAAAAGATAGAGCTTTTTACGACCAAGATGGTTTCGACTTTAAAATCATACAAAATGGACATTAACGGATACAAGATAAAAGATTACAACATTTACAAATTAGATTCTAAGGCTAAAAAATCAACATGCCCTGTATGTTCTTCTGAAAGAAAAAAGAAGACACAGAAGTGTATGATGTTAGATTGGGATAGAGGTTTAGGTACTTGTCAGCATTGTGGGGAAGTTATTCAACTTCATACTTATGAAAAAAACGAAGAATATTCTTATGAGTCTCCAATACTTAAAAAAGTAAACAAGCCAGGAGATAATATGATTGATTGGTTTAAAAACAGAGGTATATCAAAAGAAACTCTTGATAAATTAGATGTGACCGCAGGATTAGAATATATGCCACAAGTGAGTAAAGAAGTGAATGTAATCATGTTTAAGTATAACTATAGGGGAAAGTTGATCAACGTAAAATATAGAGATGCTCAAAAAAACTTCAAACTTTATAAAGGTGCTCAAAAGATTTGCTACAACATGGATTCTATAATTGCATCTGATGAATGCATAATCGTTGAAGGCGAAATAGATTGTTTGTCTTTTGTAGAGGCTGGTATTGACAACGTAGTAAGCGTACCAAATGGATTTACAGCTACGGGCCAAATAAATCTAGACTACTTGAATGATTTATATTTTCACTTTGAAGACAAAAAGAAAATATACGTTTGTGTAGACGCTGACGAAGCTGGAGAAAACGGTAAGAAAGAATTAATAAGAAGGTTTGGTTCTGAAAAAGTGTTTCTATGCGATTTAAAGGACTGTAAAGATGCTAATGAATACTTAATCAAGTACGGTAAAGAAAGTTTAAGAGATGTTATAAAAGAAGCTGTTCCTTGCCCTATAGAAAATGTATTAAGAGTATCTGATATGGAGTCTGATTTAGATGACTTTTATAAAGGAGGTGTAAAGAATGGTTTTAAGATAGGTTTAGATGGGTTTGACGGTATATTTTCAACATATACAAAACAATTCATAGTTGTTACAGGGTTTCCTAGTAGTGGTAAGTCTGATTTTGTAGATCAGATGACTGTAGGATATAATATGATGTATGGATGGAAAACAGCGTATGCCTCTACAGAGAACTATCCACAATACCTTCATGTAGATAAACTTATAAGAAAGCTTTATGGTAACACTCCCGAATACAAAGACACTAAATCACAATCATGGCGTAGATGTGTAAATCATATTAATAAAAACTTTTGTTTCATAAACTATGAAGATGGATTTGATTTAGATAGGGTATTGAAAAAAGCAGAAGAGTTAGTAAGAAGAGTTGGTATAAGATGTTTAGTGATAGATCCATACAATAAAATTAGAGATAAGTCTAACATGAGTTTAAGTATAACGGATTACACAAATGCATACCTCAACAAAATTGATACTTTTTGCAAAAAAAACGATGTAGTATGCATCCTAGTTGCACACCCAACAAAACCTCAAAACGATAAAGGTAAATTAATTGAGCCAACTTTTTATGATGTAAAGGGTGGTGGAGAGTTTTATGACATGAGTCCACATGGTATATTGGTGCATAGGGACTTTGAAGCAGCAACAGTTAAAATAAAGGTACTTAAAGTAAAGTTTGCAAACCTAGGAGAAAACCAAGCTCATATAGATTATTGTTGGAACGTAAATAATGGAAGGTACACTGAAATCAAAAACGGAGCGCCTTCTTGGGATAATAGAAATTGGATTACAGAAAGAAATAATCCTTATGAAATTACAAAGAGTTTAGATGTAGAGTTTAATCAAATTAAAATATAATTATGGAAAAAAGTAAATTACAAAAGGAATTAAGAAATGGTTTAGAGTTGGTGCTAACTTTACAGTTAACGCTAGAATTAATGGATGATTACAAATTAACAGGATTACCAAAAAAGTACGGTAATATGTTTAAAAAGTCCTTAGAAAAAAACGTATCAGAGTCATACGATAGACTATATGCAGATGATTCTGAGTTTTTAACAAACGCAATGAACATTAAGAACAAACTAATATCTAACATAGCTTCTTTAAATGAAGCTGATGCGATTTTATTGTCTGAGTTTATTAATAAGTTTATGGATAACATCGAGATAGCTAGAAAAAAGGGAGTAATATTTTTTGATAAAATAGTATAAATATGATAGAAGCAATCGGTTGGCTAGCAATAGCTATAGTAGTAATGATAGTAAGTAAAGAAATAGCAAAGAAAATATTCCCAGAGGATTGGGATAATAACCCATTTGAATAAATTATAAAAAGATGAAAATAATAATGGCAATATTGGTTACTGCAACGATTTATCATGCAGATCCAAAACAATGTAACGCAGACTTCTTAACGACTGCGTCTTTAAAAAAAATAAATTCACAATCACCTGGTTCTCACAGATGGATTGCTGTAAGTAGAGACCTGGAGAAACTAGGGTTTGTATTTGGAGCTAAAGTTTGTGTTGAAAACGCAGGAGAAATGAATGGAACTTGGACAGTTGAAGATCGAATGAATAAAAGATGGAAGAAAAGAATTGATTTTTTAGTTGACTACGATCTAAAAGGTGGTAAATGGGACAATGTAAAAATATCACTAGAATAATATATGAAAAGTATAAACGAAGCTTTAGGTGTTTGTTTAAAAAACGACATAAAAGTATATCCTATAATTCATGATATCAATTATTTAAAAATTGAAGTTAATTATAGTGGAAGAAAGAAAAAAGGTAAAGAAATTTACAATTGGAGAACTCAACAAAAAGAACTTCAACAAAAAATTATAGAATTATATGAAACACTTGCAGGAAGAATACAAAGTAGGGAATAAAACCTTTTTGTATGATAAAAAATTCTTAAAATCAACATACAAAAGTTGCATAAGATACACAGATGATGAATTTATAGAAAACATAATAGATGTGCTACACTTTGCGGTGTATGTTTGTTGGATTAAAGAAATATCATCAAACGATTGTCTTGCAGATGATGGAATTATACACGAACTTGTACATTTGGCACAAAAAAACACAAGAAATCACAGTAATTTAAGTGAAATTAGAGAAAAATTTAACAAAAGTTTGTGTATTTAATTATTTTTAACTAATTTACCAAAAATTAAATAAATGCAATGTTTGATCCTATAGTAGAAAGCGTAAAAAATAAGTACACAGACAGAAGTATTCGTGGAATTGAAAAATATAACACGACTCTTGATAATAATGTGACTGATAATTTTTTACAACACTTACAAGAAGAGCTGATGGATGCGACGCTTTATATAGAAAAAGAATTATCTGTAAAAGATTCTAAGTTAGACATGGTTAGACAGTTTAACAAAGTTTTTGAAATACAAACACAAAAATCACCATCATTACTAGACAAAAATTCTTCTAAGTTAAAATTTGATTTAATGTTAGAGGAGCTTAACGAGTACTCTGAAGCTTGCAAAAACAATGATATTGTAGAGATTTCTGATGCAGTTGTAGATATGATGTATATCTTATACGGAATCATATTATCTCATGGATTATCTGATGTTATTTTTGATATGTTTGAGGAGGTTCACAAATCCAACATGAGTAAGTTGGAAAACGGTAAGGTTCTAAGAAGGAATGACGGTAAAATAATGAAAGGGTCTGAGTATTTTAGACCAAATTTAAAACAATTCTTATAAAATGGATCAGCTAATTGGCTTTATTGATAAGATTTTAGGTTATAAAACCTGGTCAGAGAAAAGAAAAATAGACGCTCTACTTGAGCGAGACTGTACTTTGTACACCAATCTTGGTAAAGAATCTACAAAGAAAGAAAGAAGTAATACTAAACGAATGTCACGAGCTATTTATAAGGCTATTAAGTCAATAAATAAAGAAGAGGGTGACTTATTCCTATACCATATAGATAAAGAGTAATGGCGCTATCGTCTCGGCAAACATATTTAAACAATGTTTTTAATCGCATGCACGAGAAGTTAAACGACGCTTATGAAGATGTATTCGATGGTGACTTTGAGCAATCTAAAAACACTGTAAACTCTTTGATTTATGATTTAAAACAACTTAAAAAATCAATGAATCCATGAAAAAAAGAGTAAGGTTAAGTAAAGAAGAGGCAATCGCTTTAGGTATTGAAGTAAAAGAAACTGAAAAAGGAAGACAAACCTTTAGGTCTTACATAGATATAGAAGACCAGCAAAAACTTAATCAAGTAAGGCATCAAGGTGTTGCTGATTACTGTAAAGAAAGAGGTATTGATTTCAATAGTGTTAGTCAGTATTGGGACAAAACAAAAGAGTATTCAGTACAAGTAAGACCTACTATAGTTTCATACAACGACATCTCTAGGCAGATAATCGAGGAGATGAAGATTTACTCTCCTAAGTATCCTTCAGTAAAAAGAAAAAACAAAAAAGACCCTCATTTATTAGTTATAGATCCAGCTGATGTGCATATTGGGAAATTATCCACGTCTTTCGAGACTGGTGAAGATTATAATTCTGAAATAGCCATACAAAGAGTTAGGGATGGTGTTCAAGGAATATTAAATAAGTCTGCTGGTTTTGAAGTAGACAAATTCTTATTAATAATAGGTAATGATATATTACACATAGATACTCCTAAAAGACAAACTACCTCTGGAACTCCTCAAGATACTGATGGTATGTGGTACGAAAGTTTTTTAAAAGCAAAAGCTATTTATGTTGAGGTTATAGAAACACTTATGTCTATAGCAGATGTTCATGTAACATACAATCCTAGTAATCATGATTACACTAACGGATTCTTTTTAGCTGACGTAATTACAACTTGGTTTAGGAGATCTAAAAACGTAACTTTTGATTCTAGTATAAGTCATAGAAAATATTTTAAATATGGGTCTAACCTAATAGGAACGACTCATGGAGATGGCGCAAAGAATAATGACTTACCTTTACTTATGGCTGTAGAAGCTAAAGATGACTGGTCACAATCACAACACAGGTACGTTTATACACATCATGTTCACCATAAAAACGCAAAAGATTACGCAGGTGTAACGGTAGAGAGTTTAAGAAGTCCGTCTGGAACAGATAGTTGGCATCACCGAAACGGATATCAGCATGCTCCAAAAGCAATTGAAGGGTTTTTACATCACCCAGAATTTGGTCAAGTAGCTAGATTAACACATATATTTTAATATGGAAAATGGTTGGTATTTATTTTACTTAACCTTTAGATGGCCTCATGAGGGGGTTATTATAGGTTATGAAATTTGGGAGCCAGTAGAAGAAGAACAATTTTGGTCATTAAAACTTCACCTACTGTTAGTAACTATTAACTATGATTATGGTGAAGATGGTACTCAGAGAGAATAATTAACTATCTTTATTATATCAAAGATTATCCTTTGTTACTTTGTTTTCATACAAAACCCTAAACAACTGCCAAAATAGTTTAGGGTTTTTTCATTAAATTTGTTTATGGAGTTTAGTAAGAAGTTGTTTGTTAGTAGACAGTTAGATGAAGATGAATTTGAATTTGTAAAAGAATCTCTTGAACAAGTAGATTTAGTTGAGCACCTTAAACACTCTTTTATATATGTAAGCATTTATGAAAACGGATCCATTGAAGTAGTTAGTGTAAAGGACGAGTATGTTTATTTAGTTTCAAAAGAATATTATATTGACAATAAAATGTCTATGGAGTACTTAAGAAATAGAGATGAAATAAAACAAAAACTTAATGAAGTTCTATATTGGAACGGTATAAATGACTTAAAGAAATATGTAACTGTAGTTTTTGATAACGGTATTAATAAAAGATATTCTGATGACGTTGTTTATGCAGAAAGTATTGCGGAAGCTATATCAATACTAGACAAAATGTATGTAGATGAATATATGTATATAGAAGACGTAGATGGCGAAGTATAAAGCAAAAAAACAAATAACCAGGTCAACTAAAGTAAAGATAGATGGTGTGCAGTTTCAATCAAAATTGGAGTCTCACATGTACTTACTGTTGAAGGCAAATAACATAACTAATGGATATGAATCCACGAAGTTCACAATCATTGACAGCTTCATTTCGGATCATTGTTCTTACGAAAAAACACCTACTAAAAAATACTTACACGATAGGGGTAATAAAAAAATATTACCAATAACCTATACTCCTGATTTTGTAGATACACAAGTACCTCCTAGGTATATAATTGAATGTAAGGGTAATCCTAATGAAAGATTTCCTATGGTTTGGAAGCTGTTTAAAAGACACCTTCATATTAAAGGCTGGTCTCCAGATTTATTTGTACCCAGAAACCAGAAAGATTGTCAAGAGGTTATAAATATTATAAAAGAAAAATACTACTAATCTCTACCAGGTTGAGCTGCGTTTTTCCTTATATTTTCTATAACTTCAATAGCGTGTTTTTTAGCAGAACGATCCATATTTTTCTGTTCTTTCTCCCACCATTTACCTATGTTATTCATGTCAACAGAATGATTTTGTTCTTTTGTCCTGTAGTCTAAATAAGCTTTAAAGAAAGCGTTATTAATACCCTTTATTGAAGGAGATGACTTAGTAAAGTTTTGTTCTATTTGTCTTTCCAACTTATTAAGAAGATTATTCATATCTCCTTTTGGTATAGGAAGAAGCATATTAGCAACCCTTGCATAGTATAGATAGTCAATAATATTGTCAAGTTTTTCTTGCATAGCAGGAGTGTCTGCGGCAACGTACTCAACTATACCTCCTTTTCCAACACCAGTATTCCCTTTTTTAAACACACCCTCGTTATGTAGTGTACGAGCTGTTACAAATTTATCATATTGTTCAAAAGCAACACCATACATACCTAAATTTTCTTTTAAAAGTAAAACCTGTTCATCTGATTTAGCTCCCATTTTATCTAAGTCTCTGGATATATATTCTGGAACAACCTCTTCTCCTAACACCTCGTTCATTGCCATAAAAGCAACATCATATAATGGGTCTGGAGCAGCAAAAGGAACAGTTGTTTTCATCATATCAGCTGCCATTTGCATCAATACACTATAATTAGGAGCTATTTTAAATTTATTTTCGTATTCCATAGATGTTTTATATAGCTCTAAAAGAGTATAATCTATTCCGCTTGCTGATTCATTAAAGGAAGCTCTAAAGCCTTCTAATGTCTCTCTTTGACCCCTAGGCATCTTAGATAATGTTTCTTCATAATCACGATCTTCTATTGGTAATAAAGCGTCTCCAATAAGTTTAGTCATTCCGCCATATCTTTCAATATCATCTTCGTCTGCACCAAATTGCATCATTGCAGCTCCAACCATACCTATTGTTGTAACCCGACCTGTACTTAATTTTATTCCATTAAATACAGCAACTTCATTCAATACACCTCTCATTCTTTTTCTAGCCTCTTGTCTTTCTGTTTCTGGTAAACTACTGTCTTTAGACCTAGCATATTGATTAGCAAAGTTTGATTTGGCGTTTAACATAAACTTACCCCAAGGAAAGACTGTTCTTTGAGCTATTTTTGTTCCATTACTTGCATTTATAGCATAAAATTCAGCTTCAGAAGTAGGCTCTGTTTGTCTCATAGTTTCACCTATTCTTCTATCTGCATACTCAATAGCTTCTGTGTTTGGATTTTCGTTTTCCTTTTTCCACCAAGCCGATATGTTTTTAGGTATAAT